TATATGAGCTTGGCATAACGATTAGGAACAAACAGTCTTTGTTTAATGACGACTGGATTAACTTTATAGCATCAAGCAGCAGTGCCGGGCTCAATAAAACAGATGAATGGCTTAAACTATCCGAAAACATGGAACGTAAGTTGCATAAAGGCATGAAGTATATAATAAAACCTAAAACAGGGGCAATATCTGAAAACGTCAGATCTATGTATTTCGACAGCGTAATACACAATACAAAGGGGCAGCCTATGTTTATCTTTCGCAGCAAGGCAGGATACATTGAGTCGTTTACCATTCAGCAGATGCAGGATTACATATTTGAGGCGGACCGAAAATGAAACCCGGATCTGCTAAAGCAAAAGGTCGTTCGCTTCAAAGATGGGTCTGTAAAAAGATAGCGGAACTGACAGGTTTTGAATGGGGAAAGGATAGGCCCATCGAGTCCAGGCCAATGGGGCAGAGCGGGGCTGACGTCAGGCTTGAAAGCCAAGTTTTAGACATATTCCCTTTTAGCGTCGAATGTAAATTCCAGGAGCGCTGGAGCGTACCTAAATGGATTGAACAGGCCAAAGCCAACGAAGTGGAAGGGACGCATTGGCTCCTGGTTTGCAAGCAGTCCAGAAAACCTCCCGTTGTTATCCTTGATGCCGAAGCCTTCTTCGAGATCATAAAGAAGGCAGGAATGGAGGCGGGCGAATGAAGCGTGATTTTTTTCGTGCTGTAGAAAGTGCCCTGTTTAATTTCCCGTCGCTCATAAGGCAGTTGACATTGAGAGAAGAATTTATCACAGCCAAATGCAATTGCTTTGAAGGATTTATAAAGCCTGACGGCTCAGGTTCAACATCTGCCGTTGAGGAAAGAGTTATGACGGCTAAAGAAAAAGATCCAGAATATCAACTGCTGCTGGCAAAGACAAGAGCAATACAGCAGGCATTTGAGTCATTGCCTAGGAATCTGAAGCATCTCGTTGCGCTATATTATTTTGAGCAGCTATCAAGGGATATCGTCATGGAGGAGCTTGCCATATCCGAAAGAGAATTTTACAGGCTTAGACGCAAAGCTGTCGAGAGATGTGCTCCCTTCATTCTTGGGCCATTCGGGATGTAGGTGTCATGTTAGAGAAATCCTTTTATGACATTGGTATTTTTAGAACTAATTGGGATTTGAATGACTTGATTTTATGTCCCCAAATATGTCCCCATTCGTCATGGCTTAAGGCAGAGATAAAACTTGGCAGAAACTTGGCGAAATTGAAAGTATGAAATGCATATAATCATAAATAGTAGTATACATGTCTTTGAATATTGATTTATGGGTCCTTCTGGTGAAATAAGGGGTAGCGAAGCTGGCGAGCCCCGATTTTCGCCTAGGTACAAATATTTTTTTCTTGGGCTTCCTTCACGCCAACGTGATAAATAAATGCGTTGGCGTTTTTTATTGCAGAGGTGTGATAAGTATGGCTGTAAAAAAAGATGTATCTGGCCTTATAGTTAATACAGGCGTTTTAGCAAAATTATTTGGCGTCACAAGTAGATACGTTAATCAATTGGCCAAAGAGGGAGTTCTTGAAAAGAGAGCACCTGGGCGCTGGCCTCTTGAACAAAATGTCAATAGATACATCGAGTTTTTGCGAAGCGGTAAAAAGGATCCAGAAGAACAGGAATCAAGATCGATATATTGGGAAGAGAAAGCAAAGCATGAGGCTGCCAAGAGGGAAATGGCAGAATTGCAGCTAGCAAAATTAAAAAATCAAATGCACGACGCTACTATCGTCGAACTTGTTATGACAGATATGCTTACGACCTTTAAAAATAGGTTGCTTGGGTTGCCACAAAAGATATCACCTAAAGTCATTGGCCTTAAGAGTATTTCGGAAGTTAACGACATGCTAGCTTCAGAAATAAACGAAGCATTAGCCGAACTTAGCGATTATTCTCCTGCTTTATTCGCGGAAGGTGGTGAGGACACTGGCGACGACGAAAGCAACGATGGATCTATTCTCGAAGATAGCGAAAGTGATAGCGCCGCCACCTAAATTGACAGTCAGCCAATGGGCAGACCAATATAGAAAACTTGCGCCCGAGTCATCGGCAGAACCAGGCCAATGGAGAACGGATAGGGCACCATATCAGCGCGAGATTATGGATGCCGTTGCAAGTCCCAATATAGAAAAAGTAGTGGCTATGACGTCAAGCCAGGTTGGCAAATCAGAAATATTGTTAAATATTATGGGCTATTACATAGATATCGATCCTGGACCTATTTTGCTTGTTCAACCAACCCTCGAGACTGCACAGGATTTTTCAAAGAGGCGTATATCTACTATGCTTTCGGCGACAGAAAGGCTGAAGGAAAAGGTCTCAGACTCCAAGACGCGCGACATTAATAACACGATTCTTATGAAAGTCTTTCCAGGTGGTTTTTTAGCTATAGGTGGCGCCAACAGTCCTGCAGGATTAGCAAGCAGGCCGATTAGGATATTGCTTTGCGATGAAGTTGATAGATACCCTACAAGCGCAGGAAGTGAAGGCGATCCGATAGCCTTAGCAGAGCGAAGGACTATGACATTTTGGAATAGAAAACATGTATACACATCTACGCCTACCATTAAAGGTGAATCGAGGATTGAACTAGAATATGAGCTTGGGACTCAAGAAAAATGGTGCGTGCAGTGTCCTGGTTGTGGCAATTATCATTTCATCGTCATGAGAGACATAGTTTTCAAGTATGACAAAAAAGAAAATAGGAACAAAACGATATACGTTATAAATGACGTAAAGTGGCGTTGTCCTACGTGTACCAAAGAGTTCGATGAATTTACAATGAAAAAACAACCAGCAAAGTGGATTGCTGACAATCCTGATGCAATCAAGCGTAAAGTAAGAAGCTTTAAACTCAATGCTTTTGTATCGCCCTGGTCATCGTGGGAAAAGATAGTACAGGAGTTCCTTGAGGTTAAGGATGACCCCGAGCTTTATAAGGTCTTTGTCAATACTGTTTTAGGCGAGACATGGGAAGAGCGCGGAGAGATAGAAGACGAAACCGTCTTGCTTGATAGACGGGAACATTACGATGCCGAAGTGCCGAATGGCGTCTTAGTTCTTACACTTGCTGTCGATACACAAGATGACAGGCTTGAATATGAAGTTTTGGGTTGGGGCAAAGACGAGGAATCATGGGGCATAGAAAAAGGGATTATCTGGGGGAAGCCAGACGATCAAGGCACATGGATGAGAATAGACGACTTACTCAGAAAAGAATGGGTCAGACATGATGGAACTGGCATGCTGATATCATGCGCAACTGTTGATTCAGGTGGGCATTTTACGGAAGAAGTTTATAAATATTGCCTTCAACGAATATCGAGCGCTGTATTCCCGATACGTGGCATGGGCGGATCCGGCATTCCCGTTATCTATAAGATATCCAGAAATAATAAATACAGGTTGCCTTTGGTGTTGGTGGGCGTAGATTCCGCAAAAACCACGATCATGCAGAGGTTAAAGATCGAAAGACCTGGGCCTAAATATTGTCATTTTCCGTCAAACGAAGACCGAGGTTACGATTTCAACTACTTTGCAGGCCTTATTTCGGAAAAGAGGGTCATCAGAAAACAGAAGGGTAGAACAGTGATCGTTTGGGAAAACATCGCGAAAGACAAGAGAAACGAACCACTTGACCTGAGGGTATACAACTTGGCTGCCCTTAAATTGTTAAATCCTGACTTTCACGCAATAGAAGAACGCATAAAAGGCAATATCGGGAAGGCGAACACGACACCGCAGAGCGATAGCCAGCAAAGAAAAAGGCGATATGGCGTCGTGAAGCGAGGGCTGGAGGTATGACGATATGGGTGACACGCTAGAAAGATTAAAGGCAAGGCTAGAGCTTTATTATGAAGCCGAGGCTGCGGTTTTGTCGGGTCAATCATACAGGATCGGCACAAGGACGCTGCAGCGGGCAGACCTGGCACAGATAAGACAGGCAATCAAGGAGCTTGAAGCTCAAATAGAAATAGTTGAGCGTAATGCCGGAAGAAGCGCCAAAAGAATAGTGTTGAGGGATATATGATGGGCATAATAGATAAGTTGCTATCAGTTATAAGCCCTGTTCATGCAGCCAAGCGGGAAATAGCAAGACAGACACTTGCGACAATAAAGAACGCAGGATATTCCAGCTCAGGTGCCTCAACGTATAAACGCTCTATGAAGGGATGGCAGGCGTGGTCAAGCAGCCCGCAAGCTGACATAGATATGAATCTTGATACATTGCGCCAGCGATCCAGAGATCTTTTCATGAGTAGCGGGCTGGCGAGATCAGCCATAAACACGTCAAGGACAAACGTAATAGGAGCGGGATTAAAGCTGAAAGCACGCATTGACTACGAGGTGCTCGGCATATCCATCGACGAAGCAGATGAATGGGAGAAAAAAACAGAACGAGAGTTTGCGCTATGGGCAGATGGGTTGTTCTGCGATGCCACTTATATGAATAATTTTTATGAAATCCAATCGCTTGTATTTATGTCATCGCTGTTAAATGGCGATGGTTGGGCATTGATCAAATTTGAAGATCCTACACCATATTTCCCATATTCTTTGCGCATCCACGCTATTGAAGCCGATAGGGTTAGCACGCCTATGTCCAATACGAGAGCAGTATCTTATACATATGGTCCTATCGGTTATAACTCAGAAACAGGCAACAAGATTATTAATGGTGTAGAGATAGATAAAGCTGGGAAAGTTGTAGCGTATTGGATTTCAAATGCTTATTTAAATGACCCAGCAAACCCAATGGCTACATGGGAATGGACTCGCATTGAGGCTTTTGGGAAAAGGACAGGCATTCCAAATATTCTTCAAGTGATGGTGCCAGAAAGATGTGAGCAATATCGTGGAGTGCCTTTTCTTTCTCCCATTATAGAAGAACTAAAGCAAATAAAACGATATACAGAAGCGGAACTTATGGCCGCAATCGTCATGGGGTTTTTTACAATCTTCATTAAAGAAGGAGGTGGGGCCGTAGGAGATTTTCCACTTGCCGAGGCCGTGGGGGCGAAGGAAAAGATCAGCATTGACCCTGCAGATTTCGAGCTCGGCGCAGGGACGATCAACACTCTGCCCCCCGGCTATGACATTGCCGCTGCAGATCCTAAAAGGCCATCTTCTAATTTCGAATCGTTTACAACGGCGCTTGCCAAGCATGTTGGTGCTGCTCTTGAAATACCATACGAGCTCTTATTGAAAAACTTTACAGCAAGTTATTCTGCAAGCAGGGCCGCGCTTCTTGAGGCTTGGAAGGCTTTCAGGATGCGTCGGACCTGGTTCGCCAATGACTTTTGCCAGCCAATTTATGAAGTATGGCTCAGAGAGGCTGTATCTGCAGGACGTATCGATGCGCCTGGATTTTTTAATGACCCCATAATAGCAAAAGCGTGGGCGAGGGCGGAATGGCATGGGCCTGCACCGGGACAGATAGACCCGGTGAAAGAAGTCCAAGCGGCTCAAATGCGAGTGCAAAACGGCTTTTCCACAAGGGAAAGGGAATCGATTGAGCTTATTGGCAGCGACTTTGACAGAAATATAGACCAATTACAGCGGGAAGTTGAACGCATGAAGGCTGCTGGCATCCCCACACAGCCACAGCAGGGCATGTAAGGGAGGTGAAAAATTGGACAAATTCTGGCAGATAAGAAATATCGGCGAGGACGAAGCGGAAATCGTCCTATATGGTGAGATTTACTCTGATGGCGGGCTTTGGTTGGACGAAGAGGGCAATATAACGACACCTCGCCAGTTTTACGATGATCTGAAGGCCTTGGGTGACGTTAAAAGATTAACAGTAAGAATCAATTCAATAGGTGGTGATATATTCGCTGCACAGGCTATTTATACCCAACTTAAATCACATAAAGCAAAGGTGGTAGCTATTATTGACGGCATAGCCGCCAGTGCAGCAAGCGTGGTGGCTATGGCTGGAGATGTGGTCAAGATGCCCAACAATGCCCTCATGATGATACATAATCCTGCAATGGGCATGCTCGGCTATTTTACAGCCGATGAAATGAAAAAATACGCAAAACAACTGGAGGTGGTAAAGGAAGGTATTATCCATGCATATGTTGGTAAGACTGGGTTAGATGCAGAAAAAATATCCAGAATGATGGATAAAGAAACATGGATGACCGGCAAGGAAGCTAAAGAGCTTGGTTTCGTTGATGAAATACTCTTTGAGGATGTGCCGGTTGCGGCTCGAGGGGGAGTATTAATCGTGAATGGTGTCAGGCACGATATATCTAAGCTTAGCGTCCCGCTGCCCAAAATAATCAATGGGGTGTCTCCAGAAAATGTGTCAATGGAAACGGCAGACGAGGGTGAACCGTGGGAGGCCCCTAACCTAGAAGATTTTACGGATAAAAGCTGGGACGAGTTAACTGATGCTGAGAAAAGGCGAATCGCCGGGCATTTTGCCTGGGCCGCATCCATGCCTCCGGATACCTTCGGAGACCTGAAACTCCCCCATCACAGGCCGAGCGATGGCAAGGTGGTATGGCGAGGCGTAGCAAATGCGGCAGCCAGACTTGAGCAGAGTAACATCCCACAAGCCGACATGAGTAAAGTAAAAAATCATCTTGGAAGGCATTATGAGCAGTTCGACAGGACCCCGCCCTGGGAAGACAAAGCGGGAAATAATGAAAGTAAAAAGGAGGGTAAGCTGTTGGAAGCTAAAACTGTAGAAGAATTAAAAACAATATATCCAGATCTCGTAGCAAAGATAGAAGCGACGGCAAGAGAAGAGGGCATGAAGGCAGAAAGGGAAAGGATTAAGGCAATAGACGAGATTGCATCTGTCATGCCAAAGGATCTTGAAACAAAGGCAAAGTTTGAATCTCCCATGACGGTAGAGCAGGTTGCGATAGAGCTGCTAAAAATAGAGGCAGCCAAAAAGAAAGAGGCTATGGCTAAGATGATGGCCGACAGTCGTGATTCGGGTGTTGACGATATAAATGTCGCCCCTGATGCGCACGGCGATAAGGTCCAGAAGGAAGTAGTTATCAAATCCATGGCGGAGTTAATAAGCAAAAGGAGGGCAAAGAAATGGCAGAGTTAGTACAGAATCTCGGTTCTTTTGTGCCGGATAATTTAATAGTTGACGGGTCAGTGCCGATCCTCACAAAGGCCGTAAAACTGGATGCCGGGCAAGGA